TGGACATATTGTATTATGAAAATTTTAATATTTGGATTACCAGGATCTGGCAAAACTACTTTTGCTAAAAAATTAGTTGAGAATAAAAAAATACCACACTTCAATGCTGATGATATTAGAAAAATATTTGAAGATTGGGATTTTACAGATTTAGGTAGAAGAAGACAGGCAAATAGAATGATGACTATGTGTGATCTTGCAGTAAATCATGTAGTTGTAGATTTCGTATGTCCATTTGAATCTTATAGATCTTTTTATGATATGAGAATTTGGATGAATACTATTAATAAAGGAAGATTTGAAGATACCAATAAAGTATTTGAAAAACCTAAAAAAGTAGATTTTGAAATAACTGATTTTAATTACGATAACATAATAAAGGAGATACATGATAGATTACTCTAAACCAACAGCACAGATGTTAGGAAGATGGCAACCATTCCATGATGGACATTTGGCTTTATTTAAAGAGATATTAAAAAAGACTGGGCAAGTTCAAATCATGGTTAGAACCATGCCAAAGTCAGATAATAATCCATTTGAATTTACAGAAATTAAAAAAAGAATTGAAGAAAAACTTAAAGATTATAAAGGTAAATTTGAAGTTCTGCAAGTTGCAAATATCACAAATATTTGTTATGGTAGAGATGTAGGATATAAAATTGAAGAAATTGTTCTACCAAAACAGATACAAGAAATATCTGCAACAAAAATTAGAAAAGAGATGAAGAATGAATTTTAATTTTGTTTTTTTAGGTCAATCTATTTTGCGATATGAAACGCCATTAGATATATTTCATGCAATTAATCAAACATACGAACAAAAATTTAATCAATTAGAATCTGCTAATATTCAATTAATAGGTAAAATTAAAAATGAACATTCTTTATTTTATAATGGAGAAGATGAATCTAAAATAAAAAAACATAATACTTTACCTAAAAATGTTATAAATTGGTTTATAGAAATGTTTCATCATTATTTAGAATTTAATCATATAAAAGAATATAAAACACATTTAAATTCAATTTGGGTAAATGAAATGAAAGCACATGAATATAATCCAGTTCATATTCATACTGGAAGTATTTTTACAGGTTTATCTTCTGTAATGGTTTTAAAATTACCAAATACTTACGGTGTAGAATATTCTGCATCAGAGGCACCACAAAATGGTAAGCTTCAAATATTAGGTGCAGCTAATGGTCAATTTGCAAAAATTGATTATGAACCACCTATGAAACTTAGAGACTTCTATATATTTCCATATGATATGAGACATTGTGTATATCCATTCAATGGAACAAATGACACTAGAAGAACATTAGCAGCTAACTGCGATGTACAATATAACCCAATATTAAGTAGAGGAGCAAAATGATATTTACAGAACCAAAATGGAAAAGTTTAATTGTTGAAACAATTAATCCAATATTTACACCAGAACAATGTCAATTAATTATAAACGCTGGAAAATCTGAACCAGCTCAAACAGCTCAAGTAGGTGGTGGAGGTGCTGGGGTCGTAGACACTAAAACTAGAATTTCACATATTAGTTGGATACCATTTAATAAACTTCCTGAAATGTATAAAACTTTAGAAGAAATAATGCATAAAACTAATAATAATCATTTTGGATTTGAAGGAATGCAAATTACAGAGCAAGCACAATATACAGAATATCCAGAAGGTGGTTTTTATAATTGGCATATTGATTCTGATATTGTTGGAATGAATGAACCACCAGTTAGAAAAATATCTATGACGTGTTTATTATCTCATGAATCTGAATTTGAGGGTGGAGGACTTGAATTAATGGATGAAGGAAAAATAGCAAGACCTAAACAAGGACAAGCTATATTTTTTGCATCTTTTATAAAACATAGAGTAGTTCCTATTACAAAAGGTGTAAGAAAATCTTTAGTAATGTGGTTCGGAGGACCTTCATTTAAATGAACAGAGAATTATATTTTGCAACACCTATTTATGTTAAAGACATTGGTACACAAGAATTAAATAATCAATTAGAACAAAATATTGTAAATTGGTCTAAACAAGATAAAGGTGAAATTAAAACTAATATAAATGGTTGGCATAGCACAACCAATATGCATGAAAAACCAGAATATAAAACATTAGTTGATTTATTATATGAAGCACAAGTTTTTATTTATAAAGATGAATTATTAGACAATGAACCTTTTCTTGGAAACATGTGGGCCAATATCAATCCACCTGGTGGATATAATAGACAACATACTCATCCTAATTCATTATGGTCTGGAGTGTACTATGTTAAAACACCTATTAATAGTGGCCATTTAAAAATTCAAGATCCTAAACCTTGTAGTTTAATATCTAGACCAAGAAGAAAACAAGGTGAATTACCAATGCACTTATGGGATGAAGTTCATTTTCAACCTGTTGCAGGAAGACTTATAATGTTTCCATCATGGCTTAATCATTGTGTTGATCCTAATAAATCTAATGATATAAGAATATCAGTGTCGTTTAATTTTTTACAGAGAGGAATGTTTGTATGAGTTTTGCACAAAATAAATATCAAGTAATTAAAAAAGCAGTTTCATATGAACTTGCTAACTTTGTATTTAATTATTTTTTACTTAAAAGAGATGCTGTTAAGTATTTATATGAAAATAATATAGTAGCTGAAAATGGAATGTTAGGTACTTGGAAAGATCAACAGGTTCCAAATGTATATTCTCATTATGCAGATTTTGTTATGGAAACATTACTTATGAAAGTTATGCCTATAATGAAAAAAGAAACAAATCTAGATTTAATACCTACATACTCTTACGCGCGCGTGTATGAAAAAGGTTCTATATTAAAAAGACATAAAGATAGACCATCTTGTGAAATATCTACAACATTGAATTTGGGAGGTGATCCTTGGCCAATATTTATTGATCCAACAGGAAGTAATAATGTTATAGATGAATATAAAAACATAATGAAACCAGATGCACCAAAAGGTATACAAGTAGATTTAGAACCTGGTGATATGTTAGTTTATTCTGGTTGTGAATTAGAGCATTGGAGAGAACAATTTACAGGTAATATTTGTGGTCAAGTTTTTTTGCATTATAATCATGTAAATGGAAGGTTTGCAGATTCTAATTTATATGATAATAGACCACTATTAGGATTACCACCATTCACTAAAAATAGTGTAAATCAATAGATCTGGTGGTATAAGGATATCTTATGCCATTACAAAAAATACAGTTTAAACCTGGTTTTAATAAACAACAAACCGCAACCGGAGCCGAAGGGCAATGGATTGAAGGTGATAATATTAGATTTCGTTACGGAGAACCTCAAAAAATAGGTGGATGGCAACAATTAAATGCAAGTACATTAGCAGGACCCGTTAGAGAACAATTAACTTGGACTGCATTAGATGGTAAAAAATATGCAGCTTTGGGCACTTCTAAAATACTAGCAATTTTTTATGAAGGATCTTTTTATGATATTACACCACTTCAAAATGCTGTAACTGGATGTACTTATACATCAACCACAGGATCAAGTACTGTTACTATTACAAAATCAGCGCATGGATTACAAATAGGAGACTATTTGATATTTTCTGCAGCAACAACTCCAGGACTACCTACAACAAGTTATAACTCAGCAAGTTTTACAACTAATGCATTTGAAATAAAAACAACTCCAACTGCAGATACATTTACACTTACTATGCCAACATCTGAAACAGGAACAGGTGTTACTACAGGTGGAACTTTAACTTTTCAAGCATATGAAACAATTGGTCCTGCTACACAAACTCCAGCATATGGATTTGGAACTGGAGCATTTGGAGGAGTTGTTATTCCTAGTGTAACAAATCAATTAAATGGAGCAATCAATGCAATAGTTACAACTATTACAGTAGATTCAACAGGGGGTTTTCCAAATTCAGGTACGATTGATATTGATAGTGAATTAATTACTTATACTGGTAAAACTGGAACTACTTTTACAGGTTGTGTTAGAGGAGCTGAAGGATCAACTGCAGCATCTCATTTAGATAATGCAATTGTAACTAATGCAACATACTGGCAAGGTTGGGGAGAAGAATCTTCTGTAACAAGCGTTACACTCGCTCCTGGCTCCTGGTCACTCGATAACTATGGACAGATTCTAGTTGCAACCATTAAGAATGGTAAAACATTTACTTGGGATCCATCTAATGCATTAAGATTACAAACACGTGCTACCGTTGTTGCAAACGCTCCAACAGCTTCTATTATGACTTTAGTTTCAGATAGAGATAGACATTTATTTGCACTTGGAACTGAAACTACGATTGGAGATTCATCAACACAAGATCCAATGTTTATAAGATTCTCAAATCAAGAAGATATTAATACTTGGAATCCAACAGTTACAAATACAGCAGGTACATTTAGACTAGATACGGGCAACGAGATTATAGGAGCTGTGCAAGGTAAAGATTATATATTAGTTCTTACAGATCAAGCAGCTTATACAATTCAATACGTAGGTCCTCCATTTACATTCTCAATTAGACAGGTAGGTACAAACTGTGGATGTATTGGTCAGCATGCATTAGTTTATGCACAAGGTGCTGTATTTTGGATTGGATTCGGTGGAGGATTCTTTGCATTTGATGGAACTGTTAAACAAATACCTTCTCTTGTTGAAGACTTTGTATTTACAACAACTGGAGATAATTTAGGTATTAACTATGATACAAGTCAAATAACTTATGGATATCATAACTCTTTATATAATGAAGTAGGTTGGAATTATGCAAAAGATGGATCTAATCAAGTAGATAGAAA